GGCAGACTGTCCGTCCGCTATGACGCCGGCAATCCAGGCTTTGAACAAAAATGCCTGGTTGAAAATACAGCCATGAAAATTGAGCTTATCCGCTATCGCGTTGGTGAAACGCGCGGTGAAACATTGCTGAAAGATTATCTCCTGTCTGATCCGTCGCTGGCAACAATGGAAGGACAGCCCGGGACCAACGATCCGGCATTTTATAACGCTGCACAAACTCTTGCCCTGCTGAAATCCGCACCAGTCCGAGAATACAGCATTAACGGAACAACGTTATGGCATTCGACCCAAGCGACAGCGGATAGATTCTACCGCGAAATTCGCCTGAACGGTGAGCCTACCGACGCTTTCCCGCTGCCGCTGTCAGCCTATCAGGAATGGCTGGCACTCGGCAATACCGGCACTCCAACTCAGTTCATTAACTCGCTTAAAACAATCAATTATCTCGGTGCATGGGTTGCCGGTGACTATGTCCTGAATGATGGCGTAACACATGAGGGCAGTCTCTATGTTGCACAAGGCAGCGTCAGCACTGAACCGCCGACCGGCTGGACCCTGTTCGTCTCAAAAGGTGACGCCGGTACCTCCGCATATCAGCTCTGGCTTGATCTCGGCCATACCGGAACTGAAGAGGAATTTATTGCATCGCTTGCCGGGGCTCCTGGCGCTGATGCCACTGACGGCACTGACGGTGCATCGCTTAATCCGTGCGGTGATTTTGTATCTGAAACTACTTATAGCAAACTTGACCTCGTATCGCACGAAGGCAGCAGTTATATCTCTAAGGTTAATAATAATACCGGGCATACTCCGGCCAGCGTCTCTGATTACTGGCAGATATGCAGCGCCAGGGGAGCAAATTTTCTGTTCGATGCGAAAGATGTGTTGAGCGCTCGAAGCACTTACGACGAAGAACTTGCCGGATTTTCTTTTTTAGCGATTGATACAAAAAATGCATATTTCAAAAATTCTGCCACTTCCGGCGACTGGAGCGATCCTCTGCCATTTACCGGGCCAAAAGGCGATCCGGGAGAATCAGTTAATCCTTCAGGGGCTTATAACATTTTAACGACCTACTCAATCAATGCTCTTGTCACCTTTACCGATGGCAATAGCTATGTGTCCCGGACCAACGGCAACGTTGGCAATAACCCGTCGACTGATACAACCAACTGGCAATTATCGGCAACTGCTGGCGCCACCGGACAAACGCCTAAATTTATCACCGGCACATTTGTCGCCGCAGATTTAGTGGATGGTGTATTGACCATAACCCACGATCAAGGACTGATTACAGGCTTGCCCTGCTGTATCTCTCGTGAAATTTCCGCTGGTAATTATAAGACTATTACCCCGGACGATGACTTTATTACCTGGTACGAGGACGGAGCAACAATTGACCTGTCAATCTACAACATCACCGGCGCTACAGTATGGAAGTATGCTTTCGGCGGCTGCACGATCCCCGCCGTGGTTTCACATTACAACGCCGATGCGTTTCCTCAAAGCTGGAAAGATGCACTCTGGCCAAATATCACCGGCAGGCCTGCGCTTGACTATGACCAGCTCAATCTTCCTGTAGCTCGCGTTGACTATAACACCGCTGAAGGCCTCGGAATTATCCTGACCGAACCGCTGCAACCGGCAACCACTGACCTTGATTTCGTCATCACCGCCCAGCCGCACACTCCGGGAGCGACCGGAACTGATATGGCATGGAAAGCTGACGTATGCCGTTACCGTGCTGGCGTTGCGGAAACAGCGATTGAGACAATCACGCTCGGCGCAATGGCTTTTGCCGCTGCCGGGGTCACTCAAACCGCGTTCCGCAAGTCATTGTCTGACATGCTGGCCGCTGCCGTTTTGGCCGGTGATCAGCTTGCAATGATTATCTATCCGGATACCGCCGCCGCGAACCGCAAACAGACCGACTGGATGGTTCTATCAGTTACCATAAAGGCAGTTTAAATGAACATTCAAACTACAAAAAACCGGCGCGGATTAATCGGACATTGGAAATATAGCGGCTCCGTTGCCGCTGGCGGAAGCCTGAAAGATATTTCGGGCGGCAATAAGCACGGCACACTACAAGGCAACGCCTATATCGACAATACCGGGTTGCATTTGGACGGCTCCGGCGACTATTGCGCGCTCGGCAGCACTCCGGCAAATTATAAGACACTTAGCCACACGATTTCAATGTGGATAAACCCGGTTTCAATCCCAAACACGATTCCGTTGCTGTCATTTGGTACTGGAAACTATTACTTTGGCGTTTGCATGATCCGCCGCCTGATCCATTCTTTTGTGGCCGACGGCGTTCAAAAGATTACCATGTCACAACCTTACAGCATCCCCTTGAATGTTATGCAGATGATAACCGCAACCTCCAGGATAGTTTCGGACACGGAAACCGAAATAGTGCTGTACATCAACGCCGTGGAAGTTAAGCGGCAAGCGTGGACTGGCACAAGGCTGAACAGTTACGGCAACGTTTCGTTTATCGGCTCGTTCAACGCATCATCATTATATTTCAACGGCATTCTGGACGATGTAATGCTCTTCGACCGTCCGCTTCAATCATCCGAAATTCAACAAATTTACCACACTCAAAAAAGGAGACACTTATGAGATTCAAAGATTTTAACACAATAGAACTTGATACCCCGCCCGTCGCGGGAGTTAATCCGCAGGCAGGATGTGTCTTTGTATGGGAAACTGTTACCGATGGAGTATTGACAATCCACTGGCGCGATAGTGAGGGTGAAGATAGAACATTCATTTCCGGCGTTGCCGACCCATCCAGCGATGGTAAAACCTATGGACGCAAAGACGGCGCGTGGTCTGAAATTGTCGCCAGCGGCGGCGGTATAACTATTGCTATATTTGACTGGGTGATGACTTATGCGGAAATATTCGCTGCCGGTCAATACGTTCGCTGGACTGCTCCAAACTGGCGAAAATTCGAGATTAATCATACCCATGCGAACACCATAACCAGCGCAAGCATTGATACTACCAATAAGCAATTCACATTACCAGCGGGAAAATATACGATTGAAGCCGTATGTACGGCTTACGGAGCGTATCAGCTCAGGGTTAGGAATATTACAGATACGGCAACATCCGGAGCATCTAACTTCTACAACTTTACATCCGGCAACGCATCCGGAGACCATAGCGTTAATTGTTACGTTGAACTTGCCGGGGCAAAAACATTTGAGTTTCAGATTAAATCAGCCGGAAATCCTGACATTGTGTATTATCCGGTAGACGGTGGAGAATCTTTCCAGCTTTGCAGAATAAAAATATCAAAGGTAGGCTAAAAATGACTGAAAAACAAGAAGTTACAATTGAACACCTTCACGAGTGCGCCGCCGCTTATCAAACAGAACAGCTTGACGCAAACGGCTTTGCTGCAATCCTCGTTAAATCTCAGCTTCAGCAAACACCACAAGCAATTTCTATTATTGAATGGGTGAATGCTCTGTGGCAAGACTACAATACTCGAAAAGCGGCGGTACTTGCAGATGAAAATTCCGTTACAGATTTTGACTTTTCAAACAATGGCAAAATGCCGTTTGATTTCTACTCGGCAATTAGCGAGGGGTAACCCATGATCTCCGCAGACCTGATAACTTTAACTCCGGCGGCTTCTACCTGGCGCAAATGGCAAGGCCGGGAATGGATTATTGCTGAACGCTGGCAATGTCATATCTGCACCAAAGATTTTGAGTTCCATATCAGCGTCCAGCCGGGATTGCGGACTGACGGCGGCAGCATTCCAAAAATCTTCCAGAACATCATTTCGCCGCTGGGTTGCTATCTGCTGGCGTTTCTGGTTCATGACATTCTTTATGCCGGAGAATTCTGCACCCGCGAGGAAGCCGATTGGATATTGCTGGAGCTGCTTGAATATCTTGGCGCAAACTGGATCAGACGCAATGAAATATATTCCGCCGTCCGCATCGGCGGCGGCTTCGTATGGAAAGCACATACAAAAAAGAGCATTGAATCAGCCAGGGCGATTATTGAATTTACACCAATTAAAGGTTTTAAACAATTAACAACCGCCTGAGACGCGGGAAAGAAGAGAGTAATTATGACAGGGGACGGAGTAAACTGGGATATGATGACTGCGGCGTTGACAATCATTGGATTGTTTGTAACGATTCTTGCTGCAACTATCGGCGGGATCGCTACAGTGCTATGGAAGATAGCCAGCATTGACAAGAGCAAGGTTGACTGGACCGCCTGTCGTGATTTTCGCTTGAATTGTCCATGCAGGAAAGAAGTTGACGAAATCAAAGAGCATCTAAACAAATGAACCAAAAAATTCCAACTAAAGAAGAGTTTCTTGAAATGCTTCCGGCAATTAGAGAAACAGCGCGAAAGCTAGGCTATGCAATCGGACTGCATGGTTCATTGGAAAGAGATTTTGACTTGATCGCGGCCCCGTGGACGGAAGATGCGGTTCACTCGGACGATATAGCAGAGGCAATCAAGACTGCTACAAAGTGTGTCAGATGGCGCGTTTATCGTGATCAAGGCGATGTTAAGCCGCACGGACGAATTGTTTATTGTTTTGACTGGGATCAAGAAAATTATGAAAATCGCGGCTACATAGACTTGTCTGTGATGCCGAGAATAATTGAAAACAATCACCAACAAAAAAGTGAGGTAGAAATGAAAAAGTTCCTGTTCCTCGTCGGACTGCTGATTCTGGCAGTGTTATTCGCGGGATGCGGCACTATCACGGTCAAAGAGATTGACCCCAACTCCGGAAAAGTAATCCGGGAAACTGTCTCTGAAGGTACAGGTGTTATTATCGCCAGCACTCAGAACAAAAGCATTTACGCTTTCCGATCAGGATGGTTTTTTCTGTTTGAGTTGAGCCCCGGAACGCCTGACAATCCAACGCCTCATGCTACGGCGGACGGCGGTTGCCTTGACAGCGGAATATTATTACTGCATAAAGATCAACAGAATATTCAAGGGGTTGCCGATATAATCAAAGCCGGTCGAAGCAGCTTTACCGCATCGGCTACCGGGGCAAGCAGCAATGTCGGAAACCCGGAAACACAAGGAGCCGTCCCGGAAGGGAAGGCTCCTGAATGAAGAATTGAATAATCTCTAAAAGTTAAGCCTCAATTATCGGGTGGATAGTTGAGGCTTTTCATTTTCAGTTATTAAGGATTCCTTAATGGTTCAATTTTTGCTATCTTTTTTCAACTTCCCGTGATTGAGTATGTCCAGTCCGCAATGAGCATAAAACACTTTTCGGCATTTTGTGCACGGCCATTTAATACGCTTTAAATGAGCGTCGCAAGTATATATTGTCTGATAATATTTATTCCATGCTTTATAATCATTTTTGTCAGGTTCTTGCGGATAAGGGATTCCTGTATTTACCATATCATCAATATCAAACTCATGCCTGCAAAATACAGCGCGTAAAAAGCGGAATAAAGCGTTTTTCACTTCGTCACCTCGTAGTGTATTTTTTTCTGTTTTCTTTAGTATTGTGCTTTGAACAAAGAAAATATTCCCTCTTTTTTGAAATCCAGCATTTATTATCTCTTAGCTGTTTAGTCGCTTCACTCCTTGAATTGCCGATAAATTCAGCCATTTGATCTTGCTTTGTCCATTCATCGCATTCATCACAATAACAATTCATTGTATAATTTTCGGCTATCACTCCATCACCTCAATTTCAATGATTATAGCCGGGTTGCCAGTCTTGCCATAGCACTCCGTCCAGCCCGGCAGCTTGGATGGATTGACCTGAATTTGAACGCCCTGAATAATGCCGGACAATCTGCGCCCGGAGTAGCCCAGGGACAGCGTTACCGGTCTGCCGACCATGCAGGTTTCACGATTCCAGCGCGGCCCAAAGAGCCGGTATTCGTGCTTCTTGCTGCCGTTCTCGAACGCCTCGAAGTACTCTTTTTTCAGCGGGATGAATAGGTTTTTCATTTTTTAATTCTCCGGATTAAAACTTGCATCACAGAACCTCCGTTTTCTTCGCCACAAAGATCGCATATAGAATCAACACCAAAATCAGATAATACACAATGCTCGGACTTACGCCATGCATCTAGTATTTTATGTTTTATGGCACACTTTTCGCAGATTGTTTTCCATTCCGGTTTAATATCTTTAACTGCCGGAAACCATTTTTGACACTTTTCACAAAGATCATTATCGGCATCAAACATGATTACTTTATTACTGCCACATTTTGGACAAATTTTCATTTTCTACCTCACAATAATGTTAATTGGTTCTGATTGTTGCCATACTTCCGAGTGCTGGCGTGATGACCGGCATCGTGCGACAAATGGCATTTCTGACACAATGCTTTCAGGTTTTCCGGGCGGTTATCGGTTATATCATGGTTGAGATGTGCGACCGTCAATACGATTGTAATAATCTTTGCGCCGTCCAGAGTATCCGCTTCTTGCTGCATACCGCACGATTCAATAAATTTACCTTGCTTGTCGCGGTATCCGGTAGCATGATTCTTGACCCGGCAAATCTCGCAGCGGTATCCGGCGCGTCTCAGGATCGCCGGACGTATCTCTGTTTTCCAGTTAAACGGATATTTTTTGTAGTCTATTGGCATGATTCACCTGTTTTTGTTATTGGATATTTGATTAATTGTGCGGTTTTAGGCAGATATAACGGATGTTTTGGATTGCCGTCTGCATTCACTCCAAAGCAAAACAACTTATCGGCGGGGAGAATGGCGGTTACGGTATTGACGCGCTCTTCAATGCCGTTAAAGCTGCCCCAGCAAGCAACAATCGTATCGGCTCGTTCAGCCACTTTCGACAGATAAAAATCATTAAACGTTCCGACTGGATCACTGGCTGAAAACATGTCTTTCGGTTTAGTGGCGCGGAATACGAAAAGATTTGTCATTTCCATTGCATGGTAGCCAAGCCTTTTTGAAAAATCTATTAACCGGCGAATAGTAGCATCGTTAATTGATTCATCAGCGGTTGAAGGATTCAATCCGATAAACATAATCCGCTTGATATTGCTTGAATCAAACAAATCAGCATTGCATAAGCGCCATAGCACATAGCGATACTTGCGATCGTCTGACAAGATTGTCCTTTTATCATCAACAAGAATGCTCATCTATTCCCCCTTTGCCTTTTCAATAACTTTTTTTATTTGCTCAAATAACGTATCCTGCTCCTTCATCCATGCCTCTTGACTGACAGATGACAGACTGCTATCCGCCCATTTGTCCAGCCTTTTTAGCAGGTCAAGCATTTCGTCATGCTGCTTGACTGCTTTGATAGCTTTTTCGATTGCGCTTATTGTATTTGCATAAATAATTTTAGACTCCGTAGAGGCTGTCTCTTTTTGCGAAAGCCTTAAATTGCGTAACTTGGAATTAAGAATACTGATTGCAATTGCGTATTTCATAATGCTTTTCCTCTGTTAAAAGTTAAATACTATCTGGCCGTTTGGCTCGATGATTAAGTCTGCTTGTATCGGCTCCGGAACCTTGACCGGCTCCGGAGTGGCTGGCTCTGATTCCGCCTGATGTTCAATCTCAATGGCCCGGCGAATATGCCGATGGATATTGTCCAGCCGTAAACGTTGCGGCCAGCCGGCAAAGAAGTATACCGGGGTGTAATGCTGAAAGTATAATTCCTGTGTTATAGTGTTCCGGCGTTCAATCAGTCCGGCGATTCCAGACAAAGCAAGCTGTACATACGTCATGTGCGTTGCTGTAAAGTCCAAGTCCTGAGTAATAACAAAAAGCTGAGTTGACGGATTAAAGCCAAGCTCTTTGAACGTCTCAGCAAAGGCCAGAACCATGCCCCCTGCCCCGGAACACGGTTCGTTCATCGTTATATATCCGTTGCGGTCAATCAAGCCTTGCAGATGATCTTTATCGGCGTTCATCTGTGCCATAAGCTTCTGGACGCAATACGGCGTGAAGAATTGGCCCATGTTCTCGTTTTGCATTTCCAGTTCATGGAAGATGCTGCCGAGGAAGTCGCCACCCTCTACTTCCAGACCGAAAACCACGCTGGTAAATAACTCGGCCAGTAATTGGTATTTCTTCGGATACTGCCGGGCGATCTCTTTATAGCGCTCTTCGTCTTTTTCATTCTTATAGAACGGCTGGCGCAATTCGATTGCCGCCATTTCGCAGAAGTCCTGAAATACCCGCCAGCGGCTATGGCTGTAACACAATTCATTAAATATACTAATGAATGCCTTGCGCGGATGTTCTGTGATGATGGGCTTGATAGACTTGCTCATTTCTTCCGCTTTCCCTTATCTTCAATCGCAACCGGCAGCGTCCGTCCAGTCTTCAGGTTGATGTAATACCCGCGATGGTCCAGACCGCCATGACGGAACAGCGACCAGAGCAGTTGCAGGGCGCAAGTTGCCACCGCCTGGTTGATGAATAGTTCCTGACTGCCGAGAGCTTCAGCCAGACTGCATGACGGCGTGTTATCTTCTGGGATGGACGTGTCTATCAGTTCCGGGCAGGTTTGCCAGGGATAGGGAAGCTGCTTGCCGTCGCCGATCAGCACTTGCCCGAAATCGGCGCTATTCCCGCAGTCCAGATAATACAGGCCAGTTCGCATCAACTGCTCTCTTATTTCAAGGCGCGATGCTCTTGAATCAACGCATCCAATCACTATATCGGAAGAAAATATTCCGTCGTGTTTTTCCGGCATGGCGCGCCAGTCCAGCCGGAAGCCGACATTCAGCCGATTAATTAGCGCGGTTGCCTTATTCGTGCCGACATCACCGGGCCAGAATAACTGCCGGCCGACGTTCGCTTCTGAAACATTGTCCGGGTCATAGGCGGTAACCATAAGCCCGCCCGGATGCCCCAGCGCAATCATAGACAGATGCAGTCTGGCCAGCCCGGACAGAATCATGCTGCCGGTACCGCCGCAGCCAACGACGCTGACGTTGACGCTATCGGACAGCAAGCCTGTGCAAATAGTATGTTTCATTTCAAAATGTCCTTTAATTTGTGTTCTGTTTTTATCAGCGCGGCGGATGAAAACTTATCCTGTGGATGCTTGACGGCCGAAAGCCATAAGCGGTCATGTCCGCCGTTGGCAATCTCACTGCCTGCATTCGGATGAGTGAATGCGGATTCATAGAACGCCGTCTGCATCTTATCAGTAATCGCAATAGATATGCCGTCAAGTCCGTTTTTGCTCCAGAGTTTTTCCCGGATCCCGGACGGCATGCACACGCCGCCAGTGTCGTTGACATTCCAGAACGGCGCGCGGTAGAGTGCGGTTGACGGTTCCGGACGCTTGTCACCGGACAGCGCCCAGCATTTCAATGACTGGCGCGTCAATCGGAAGAGCAGTGCCGGCCAGCGAACATCCTTGCCGCTGATTTTGTTCATTTTACGGCCCGTGGTACTGGTTGCCTTAAAAAATATCGGAGCCGTTTTCTGTTTGACATACCAAGTGATTGAATCCGCGCTGAATTCAATAATGTTTGCCGGAAGATAAGTTCCGGCAGCGCGTTTGCCGTCATTGCGAAAAAGCTCTTCAACGTCCGCATTATCCAGCGGCGTTCCGGCTTGTATCACTCCGTCAAGGGAAACCCGATTTAGCGTGGCAAAGGTATTGCCGCTGCCCTGGTAGATCAGGATAGCTTTATCCAGCCTTGCGCTTGACAAAACGCTTACATATTTTATGTTCATGCTGTCACCTTTAATTTTTCGGGAGATTTTGATTGCAGCCATATCAGCAGTTCCGCAACGGCATTCATGCAGTCCAGATATGTCCGCAATGCTTCCAATGCGATAACCGCCTCATCATAGCCGCCAGTCTTGAACGGCAGGCAAAACGGACACAGATAGATCGTTCCGCCATAATTATTATATTGCTCTTCAATCGTATCATCCCAAAACGTATTGAAGAGGCCTTCGGCTTGCAACGTTTCTGCTTCCAGCCCGATCAGCCGGACACCCGGGAGAGTGCCGTTGATGTACTCGCGCGAAAATTTGTATTTCTTCCACGCTGCGAAATACTTTTTATTGGCGGCTTTCAGCTTTTGCACCGGAACCGGCAATACCCCGGAATACTTCTTGCTTTTGCTGAATAACCATTTGGGATAGGCGACATTGAAGTCATCGCGGGTAATCGGGCAGAATTCGGAAATTTCCTGTTCCATGTCATCGCGCTGCTCTTCATCTACGTCTTCAGAATCTTCGGGGATGTAACCGGACCTTATCTCTTCTACTCGATCGGTTTCATCCGGCGACCCCATCCAGTAATTACATGATACTTGATTCAGTAATTCTCTTGGGGTCATAACATAAACCGGGCTTTCGTCTATGATGTCGAGTATCGCCCTGGCTTCGTCTTCCGGAAGCGTCCGCAGGTATGAAGCGTCACACTCCCGGTTCTGCTCGCTGGTCATATGGACAAACAATACTGGGCCTTCTGGATAAAAAGTATCGCTGAACTCCTGTTTCGCTACTTCCGGATGTAATATCGAAAGCTCCGGATAAAATACTTGTTCCATTTCCAGGTAATCATGCCCGCGGTAAATCCATCCTGACACCCGGGAACAGAGCAGCTTGTCAATCGTATCAGCCGGGTTCATAATGTCCGCCAGATTGCCGGTTGACATGCTCAGGTCTATGCAATTACTCAGCATGGCAAGCATATCCAATGCAAAACTATCCCCGGCGACAGCGTTTATTTCAAGCTGAATGTCCGGCGACAGTTTCGGCAATGTCAGAAAAGCGGGGGCAGCAGCTCTGCCGGGCATTGTCCCGGACGGCTTTGATATACCGCGTGAAGCAACTTTTTTGCGCATTCTCTGTGTTCCTGTTTGAATTTATTGATGATTAATTTTTCATCTTTTACTTTCTCCGGAAGCAGACCGATAATCTCTTCCGGAGAAAGCGCCTTGCGTATGGGATACGCTCTCTTCATCCCTTAGTACCGGTCTGAATATTGAACGTCCAAACATTCTTGCCGTTGCTGGCGACCGGCCCTTTGATCCCGGCGTTATTCAGTTCCGGGTAAGTTCCGGCGTAGAAGTTCCTGACTTCATCGGTTGTCATTGATGCTTCAGGATCCGGCAGGCTCATGCCGTTGAAACTAAAGGAGCGTTCGAGGTTCTTGTCTGTGGTGGTAGTCTTTTTGGTAGCCATAATGTATAATTCCTTATTTGATGGTTATTGATTAAAATTCAAAAGTGGCTTGTTTGACTGGGGTCGCTGCCGGAGCTGATTCTACTGCCTGGCAAGCACTGCACAAGTCTTTTTCGACCCATGAGCACGGCCCGGAATCCGTATGACACGGTGTCATTTCCGTGCATCCGCAAACGCGGCAACGCTGCTCAGGCTCTTCAACTGGCGGTAATTCTACATCCGGAGCATCCTTCTTTTCCGGCGCTTCCGTCAGCTTTCCAATGTCCGGAGACGGTTGTCTTTCGCCCAGGCTTTTAATCTCTTTCGCCGGCGTAAACCTGCATTTGCCGACATGTTCCTTGTCAAGTAGACAACGGGAACCGTTACTGTCGCCCTTTTGGCATCTGGCGGCATCTTCTATTTCGCTATCCTCTTCATCCGCTTCCGGCTCTTTTGCTGCCGGAGCCTTTGCCGCCAGTGCAGCAGCAACATAATCTGGAAGATTTGCGGAATGATGAAGATTGTTCATAATCTCTTCGACCGTGCCCTTTGCGATGAATGGCAGGATCTTGTCATTGCCAGCATTCGCCGGCGCGATTCCGAGAATGAATTTCTCTTCGTTCAGATAGGTAAACGCTATGTTCACCTGCTTTTTGGCTTGCGCCAGTTCGACCAGTCTGTTCAGCATGTTCTTGTCTCCGTTTTTTGGTTTTGGTTTGGTTATTAATCGCAATCATCAGAATAATAGCTATCAAGCCATTCTTTTGATTCTTTTGCATAGTCAAAATCATAAATAAAATTCTTAAAAAATAATCCCCCTTTTTGCTTGATTGCGGCTAAAATACAAGCCGGACAGCCATTTGTTTTTTCCCTGAGTTTTTTTAGTGAATCAGCGGCTATTTGTAAAGTTTCTCTGCTTAACGCATTTTTTTCATATTGGGCATTTTCGCCAGCTCCATTCCACGGTTTGCCTATTGCCACAAACAATGAATCATCGGGCAGAATATCCATTAACTCATCTATTGAAAGTTGACTGCAATCCTCGTTTCTTTGACACATTCTACAAACGCGCCTGGGATTTGCTGTACAATGCAGTTCATGTTTTTGCATATGCCCGCCAGAACATGATGACTTTTTGCAATATTCACAATAATAACGGTTTACTTTTTTTACTTTCATTTTTATTCGTTCCTTTGGTTTGGTTATTAAAATTTCCATCCGGTGGACGGCTGAAATAAGTCTTGCTCTACTGCTGATACTGCCGGAGCCGGAACAATGTCCGGGTTAATAAAACGGCGTTCCGCGGGAACTTCGTAAATCTTCCGGCAGTGGACATAACATGATTTTAAATCTTTTTTTACCGGAGTTCTGGTTGCCAGACGCGGAACAAAAGTCCTTTCAAAAAACTTTTCAGGAATAACCTTATTACAAAAAATTCCATGCTTTTCCCATGTTAATTTTTGAATGATTGAAAATTTAGCTTCGTCGTTATAAATGCTATATTTGCCTTTGACATCTATCCAATATTCGCGGTTATCCGGACTAAATAGCCGGTGATCTATGCGCTGAAGGTCTGGCGTTGCGATAAAAGAGAAGTCCGGAGTGTAGCAGCAATCCTGCATTAGATGTCTTTTGATAATTTTAGTCTTGGTAGGTAATTGCTCTCTGATATAAAATGACGCAGGAGGTATTAATTCAAATTCTTCAGGATGAGTCCTGAAATTTACGATCATTCCCGCATCTTTCGCCTCTTCCAGCCATTGATAAAATTCAATTTCTTCTGGACTGTCAAACTCGATTCCAGCATACCTTAATTTCTTTTTTTCTTTTGTTTTAGTCATTTTCAATCCTTATCTGCTTTTGTGCTTCCGTGTAACGCCTGTCGCATTCCCAAACTAAATTCCACGCCGCCTCTTCACCGCCAATAATCTGTTCCCCGTGTTCCATACTCCAGGGAATTGAATTTTTGACGGCATTAACCCTTGATTGCATGGAACATTCAGCTTCCGATACATTCAGATAACCGATTGAACACCGGCAAGGATGAACATACCAGGCAATCAAAGGATACGGCGCGACAGGCGGACGGCGGACGTCAACCAGTTTACCAGCATGGACAACAATAATTACGCTGCCAAGGCCATCACAATACCCGCAGGTGCTCTTTCCGATTGCGGCCGTACGCCGTTTTTCATCGGAAACCGTTTTTATCGTGTAATACTGTGCTTTTATTTCAGCCAACTTTGGAGCGCTGGTCTGCCGCCCGGCAGTCTTATTGATTGCCACCACTTCAGCCAGCCGCTCAACTGCCTCTTTGAGAATTTCGCCGTCACATTTTTCGACGAATTCAGACCAGAACTGCTCACCGTCAACATCCGTCAGCCGGTGAAAGTTTGCAGCATACATCTGCTTGAATTTTTCATAATTTGCCATTTTTTACCTCAATCAAGACTTGTTGAACGCATGTGAACCGGGATGGATTCTTTTTTACTTGCTGGAATTCTCTGCATCCAGATTTTTTCATCTTCAAAATATCCGCCGCCAGCATACCAGTTGTTTGAACCGGTGATGAAGCGGTGTTGATCCTGTGGCCATTGCTCAACGATTGACGCATACAGCTCTGTCCGTTCTTCAATGAATGCAATTGCCTCTTCGATTGTTTTTACGGGGGGATTATCAAAAACTTTCTGAATTGCTTTTTTAACGTCTGCCGCTGATTGTGTCGGCATGATTGCTTTTGGATGTTTTTTAAGAATTCTCTCAGCCGCTTGGATTAAAAAGTTGTCGTTAATCTCTATATCATCCCCCGCTGGGGGTAAGGGGGGATTTAATGTATTATCTTCTTTCTCCTTTCTCCTTTCTTCTTTCTTCTTAGTTGGGGGTACCTTCTTTATCTCAGCTGATTTCTTGCCAGCTTCAGAACATTTCTTTAAATATTCAAGATGTTTTTCTAATTGCAGTGTAATAAATTTTACGCTCAAAAAACCATCTTTTTCTATTATTATTTCAAGTTCTTTAAGGTCGGTCAAGCAACCTTCAAGGTAGGTTGAAGGTACCTTTAATTTTTTTGCTAAAAAACGGTCATTTTTTAAAACACCATTTTCGCGCCAAAGTAAAGCTAGAAGGTTGACGAAGGTACCTTGATATTCCTGAGAAACCAATTGAATTTTTCCAGTAAGCCAATCATCCGTATCAAATTTAAAGAACGGTAGCCTTTTATCTTTAGCCATTTTCAAAACCCTAATATTACTGGTTGCATTCTGTCCAGTGAAGCATCATAGAACTGGACCCGGCGAATAACCTTTTGGGGAGGCTGTAACATGCTTTTAACCGCTTGCAGTCCTGTTTCCGTGATAAACGTCCGGCAGTAAACTTCCCGGCTTTCGCCACGTTCATAGCTGCCTTTTTTAACGCGGAACCATGACATGTAACGCTGGTATGGCATGTTATCGGCCATAAGAACTCCCGCCTGCCGTAACTGTCCAAACAGAATAGTGGGGCCGGTGCTGATTCCCATAGAGGAAAGAATCTTCGCGGCATCCTGAATTGAAAAGCATCCGGCAGGCGGGGTCATATTAATTACCTCAATTCTGCTGGGTTGACGAATTCATGTTCGCCGGTATGCCCTCTGACAAGCTTGCACATCTGCACGCCGTCTTCGTGCATTTCTTTGCACATATTCAGATTGCAGTTGCCGTCATGCCCTTTGTCCAGAACGCAGCGCAATCCGCTTTTCTCATGGACATTCTCGCAACGCTCCGGCGCTGTGGCTTCTTTTGCTTTGCGCGGCTTCTTTTCCGGTTTGGCTTCCGGGAGAAGAGACAATTCAATTTTTTCTTGAAGACTGAAAACTGTCTTTCCATCGCCGGCAACGCCGCGGATAACGCGGTATTTGTCCGAGTTTTCCAGATTAACGGTATCGTGTTTGACCATTTCGCGATCATTGACCGGTCCAAAAACAGTTTTCCATCCGGCAGAAGTGAAATTGTCCGCGTCGCGGTTGTCAACCAGGACGGATGAGCGATTGTTGAACGTGAAATATTCAGTCTCACTTTCGTCGGCCTGCAACCCGAGGCAGTTGATGAACAGATCTTCCATTTCGCCGGAAGTCATCTGCTCAAGCGATACCTTTTCGCCAGTGTCGGCCCGGAATGTTGTCTTGAATCCAGCTTCCGGATGATTATAAGTGATGATACACTTAACATCTCTCATTTCGCGTTCTGATTGCAGCAGTTGCGAATAGCGTTCAATATTGGAATCGCATTCCAGCACCTGGGCTTTGAATTTGCTAGATACAGACTTCAATTCGTTTTCAAGCCTGCCCTTGCGCTGATTCTCGCCGGAAAGCATCTTGCCGTACTCTTTGAGTTGCGGCGCCGGAATTACACACTCCAAGCTCTTTTCGATCTCTCGTTCATTGTTTTTCATCGTTTTTATCCTTTTTGTTGTTTATGCCATTACTGGCGGGTTAATTTTTGATAGTGAGCCTTTTCTCTTCATGCTCAGGAAGTGGCGGTGCCCTCTGGATGCATGGCTGTACGTTATTCATAATCCACGCGCTCTGGATCCGGGATGATAATATTCTGTTCACTTGCCCAGGCGCGGATTTGCTCTATGTAATCTTCAAATTCTTTAGTGGTAAGTTTGGTTGTAGACCTGCCGCCAAGAAACTTATTTTTAAACTCCTTGTGCTGTTCGGAGGCGGCATGTCCGGTTGATTCTGACGTAAGTTTAATCACCACTCCCCAGTAATATGAATTCTGGTCTACGGAACGATCTTTCACGGGCTTCCGGACGATAATTTCAATATCTCCGTAAAGGTTGGCAATGGCGGCAATCCAGCGGGCGCGCTCCATGGCCTCGAACGCCAGCTTGCCGCTTATCACTTTCCCGCGAATGATTGTTCCAAGTTCGCTCATGCTTTGGCTGTCACCCATTCAGCAGCAGCCTTGATGAAGTCCGGGGTTTTATTGCGGATGAAGTCAGACCATTTGGTGAGCTTAGGATTGCTTTCCATTTCATCCAATGGAGTGGTTATTTTCTTAAACGCGAGATAATCAGCAATATCCTGAATAGTCACAGGAGCCCTGGAAGCCGTGATTTCCGCCTGTACGATTTCCGACAGCGGCGGAACAACTTCAGCGGTTTTGCTCACTTCGTTAGCAGTCTGCAACCCGAGTTGCGCTTTCAGATCCGCAATAGACGCGCCGCCCTTAACTTCTTTGGCCGGGGTAATGTTCTTCATCGGTTCTTCATCCAGTTCATCCGGAGTGTACACCCCAAGGATAACTTCCGGACAATATAACCGGCTCCAGCGCTTGACGGCCAGATAGGCAAGCTGCTGTTTGGGATCACTGGCCCAAAGAGTGGAATTGCGAACAGTCGCCTGAGAAAGCAGTAACGGAAGAACGCGGGGTTCGTCTTCACCTTTAAGCGTCGCCCAAACTTTCACGCCACAGCCCTCTTCGTCTGCCGGGCTCCATGCCGGAGCCTGATACTCTCCGTTTGCCCCTTTGATTATTTTGAATTTACCGATTACCCGCTCCCATGGTCCATACCATTCGTAATGAATCCTGTCTTTGCAAGGCGCCATGGTGTTAATGACTGCGTTGACCAGTTGAGCTTCATAGCCCAAGGTTCCTTTGACAATATGCGTTTTCTGCGCTACGGCGTAGGGATTCATCCCCCACATGGCCGATTGCATGCAGACCGCGAAACAATCGCCTCTGTTGCCGCGCAAATGCTGAGGAACAGTGCAACTGCCAGATGACATAATGTCCGCAATGCGTTCAAGGGCGGCAAATTTGCCGCCGTCAAACAGCAGATTAGCTTCCGGAGACAGTACCGCCGCCTGTTGATCGGTGATTGCCGGAAGAGTTTCGGTTTTAGCCTCTTCGAGTTCTTTCTTTTTGTCGTTCATGGTACTTTATCCTTTTTGGTTTATTTGAGCAGAAACGTTCTTGTTTCTGAAACTCTTGTGAATTGTTCAGCAATATCCGGCATCATTGATTTTAATGCCTTAGTGTCAATTGAGTTGCGAGTTCCTGACTTCCATGTTGCCAGCTTATTCCCGGAATCATCCAGCAGAATTTCTGAATCGGTCATAAACTTTTTTATCTGAATCTCGTAATCTTCGATACTTGACTCAACCGCTTTCTGCTGATCTTTCATTGTCCGTAAAACTTCACAAGCCGCCTGAATATGTTCATCGGCCTTGATAACCTTGCCCTCGACCGAGCGGTACATCTTTGCCAGGTCTGCCGCCGTTACCGGCTCCGGGGCAATGCCGGTTAAAACGTGATTGCGCCAGAACTCAACGCATTTAGCCGCCATCAGTTCAGCCAGTTCCTTGTCATAGTCAATCTTATATTGCCGGTATTCGTTGCCGCCAATCAGCACCGCCAGCCAGCCGTATTTTGAACCGGTAACATGCAGATAGTGCATGACCTGACAGAGATAGTAAGGCGGTATCTTGTCGCCGCCATCGTCATCCCAAAGCTGGGCGGTGTACTTGTCAGCCGTCTTGCACTCCAGAACGCCGCCGCCGACCACGCGCCGGTCAATGTTGCCGATCAACTCCGGATGCAGCGGATGACGGAACATAGTATTGCGCCGCTGGACTTTCATTGAATTGCGCCGGCTGAATTCCTGGGCGATTACATCCTCGAGGACATGGCCGAAATGGAATAATTCAGCCTTGCTTGAATCTTCGATAGTGACGCCGGTTTTCTCCAGATAGAGATCATAAGGGGTTTTCCATTTGCTTAATCCAAGAACTGCGGCAACATCGCTGCCGCCGATTCCAGAACGTCTTGCCAGCGCGAACTCTTCTTGACTTTCTTCTTTCACGGTGTATAATTCCTTATTATCGTTTTTTGGTTTAGCCCTGCGTCAACAGGGCTTTTTTATTTTGTTGCTTCTTTATCAATCAATTTTTGCAGCTCGACTATTGCTAATTCTAGTGCCGCTTTGTGCGGTAACGCAGTTTCCATTGATAGAAATGTATTGTGATCCTTGATAACCCATCTATCATTGATTTTAACAACAGAAACGCCGTGTCCGAGTTCAATATTTGTCATGATTTCACCGGCTTAAAAGCGTTGTTAAGCGTTTCAAAAACATCCACTTTGCCATCATCGTCATCATATTCGTTTTCTTCCGTGTCGATCTCTTCGTCTTTCCAATCGCTTTGATGATTGGAACATCCGCGACCTGCCGGATCTGGGTCACAGCTTTTACGGCCATTATGGATACAGGATGAGCAGCTCATTTATACGCCTCGATCAGTTTGATAATCCCGTATAGAGCTATTGCCGCCAGCACAATGACTATAAACACAAACCTGGCTATCCGTACCCATACGCCGCGAGTTGCAAGGCATGGCGCCGGGAAACCGGCATTAGTCATCAGGCAATTCTCACATTCTCCGCAACTTTTTATTTCACCGCCCCCCGCGAGTGACACCAGCACGATGAACCAAAAGGACGCGACGGCAAACTCCCACATCTCGAATACCGGACGCGAGAATCTCTTGATTGCTGGATGGAAACTCATTACGATCTTTTTCATTTGGAGCTCCTGTTTGCTATGCCAATCTAAGGCGGTTAATTCTGCGGCTCAATGCGGCCTGTTTGTTCTTCAGGCGATTAGCGCGGCGGCGTTTGGCAATCTGCGGTTCATATTTTGACTTTCCGTATTTTCCGAACAACACTTTGTCAATGAACTTAAAAAACTCCATTTTTACTTTCCTTTCGTTATTGGTTATTGGATTGGTTCTGTTTTTGGGTTATCCACGCCTGAACATCGGCGGCGGTGAAGTGCCAGCAGTTGGCAATCTTGATGCCTTTGAGATGCCCGGCGTTTACTTCGTTGCGGACATAGCGCTCGTTGATTTGATACTCCGTTGCCACCTGTTCAGCGGTGTACAGCTTAGGCAACGAAGAGCAGAGAGCCTTTACTTCGTCGAGGGTTAAGTCTAATGTCATTTTGATTAGTCCTTTGCTTTTACTTTGTTATCTGATTCTTTTTGCTTGCTTTTGCTTGACAATGAATCCAAAAAAAAGTTGATTGCCTTGCGAATGATTGCGCTTCTGTTTTCGTGTCCATCTTTTTTGGCTTCTTGCATTAATTCTTGGTCAATTTCATCAGGATAGTCGATTGTAATTCGCATTTATTTTTCCTTTGCTAAATGTTGATTTGCTATAATTATATAGCAAGCAATAGCAAGTGTCAATAGGTAAATAATATATTTTCTTGATTTTTCTTGATTTTTCTTAAACAATGCAGTATAATAAGAATAGGGAGTAAAATAAATCAGGAGCAAGTATATGCTGTTTTATGGCGAAAAATTAAAAAAATATCGAGAATCTAAAAAACTGACACAACAAGAACTTGGCGACAAAGTTCAAAGAACGCGTCAGTCTATCGATAATTATGAACGTGGAGAAAATAAGCCAACGCCAGAAATAGCCTATGCTATCAGGCGCGTTTTGGGGTGTAGTATATATGATATATCAGATTTAAATCCAGAACCAGATGATCCCGCATTAAAAAATGATTTTAAAAAAGTTGGAAATCATCCAGTAGATGATATTTTATATAAAGAATGGGAAATCCTTTCAACCGAAAATAAATACAAGGTATTGGGGTTTATTGAAACGCTAAAAAAAGACGGAGCTAGCGAATGCGATCCGGGGGAGTTTCGCGCTGACAGGACGGCGTGACTGTCCGCAGTATGGATTTGATAATAGAAAAATAGAGGGGTGATATGGGTAGAGTTCTTAATCTTCTTACCGTGTTTTTGTTTATTATCATCGGGGGTCTAGTATTTTTAAACGCAATGAGCATATTGCCAAATATTAAAACCGTATTCCATGAAATTCAATTTTATATTATGATGATCGGAGTGTATCTGTCGATTGTGGCAATATTAATTGTGGCAATACTTGATAATATCATGCGCCAATCGGATAATCTTGAGGATAAATTAGCAACAAAAAAAGATATTGACAAACTTTATGAGGCTTTGCGCAATGTCGAAAAGTCTACAATCCCGCCTAAAACTAATGAGCCGATACAAAAAGAAATCAAAAATGAAGAGGCAAAAGAAAAGCATCCTGCTAAATCCGTTCCTTGCCCTAAGTGTCAAAGAATGTTATCGCTAAACGCCATTGAAAAAGGTCTTAGGGAGTGTCCATCATGCAAAAGCGCTTTTGCAATAGAATAATATTATTCCTGTTACTAGCCGTTTTTGGTCATGTTATAGCCATCACAGACGGCGACACGATAAAAGTATTGACCGCCGACAAGATTACTGTCAAAGTCCGCTTGTACGGCATTGATGCGCCGGAAAAGGCTCAGGATTTCGGACAGGCGGCAAAAAAGCATCTATCTGGACTGATCTTTGATAAGGAGGTAAAAGTTGATGTAACAGATATAGACCGGTACGGCAGATCAATAGGCAAGGTTTATCTTGATGATAAGTACATCAATTTAGAAATGGTCAAGGCTGGCATGGCGTGGCATTATGTTCAATATGCCAAACACGACAAAGATTTACAGGAAGCGGAAGTCTCCGCCAGAGAGAATAAATTCGGCTTATGGTCTCAACCGGAGCCGCTAGAGCCGTGGAAGTTTAGAAAACAATAGGAGTGTATTATGAAAGCGCTATTAATGTTCGCGTGTATCCTATCGGCCTGTATCTGTATGGCTAAAAGTTCAATCACAGACTGCCCGGACTGTAATGGACAGGGTCAAGTAAAGGGTAATATCGACAAATGCCAAACGTGTCACGGAACCGGCAATATTGAGAAAAAAGAGATGACTGCCGGCGTATGTTCAAAATGCTCAGGAACTGGAAACATTAAATCTGAAAAAGGTCGGCTCGGAACATCAAAATGTCCTGACTGCAAGGGAACCGGAAAGATTCCTGAAGATGCCTGTGTTTGTTGTAACGGTAGAGGCAAAATAGAAGCCAAAAACGGGTACGGCAAGATGAAACTCAGTAAATGCTATTCCTGTCACGGCTCCGGCAATAAAGAAGAACCTCGCTCCAAAACTAAACAAACCGCGCAAAAGTAATGGCCTTAATCAAGCGCAATAACATCTGGCATGCGTACTATCGCGGAATAGGCGGCAAGCTAACCTTCCGCTCTACTGGCTGTACAGATAAGCTGGAAGCCAAAGCCTTGGAGCCTGACATAATGGCGGCAAATAGAGAAGCCAAGCGCAAGCATCGTATTGAGGTATTACTGGGCCGCGCCCCGGTGGAAGAAAAGCCCTTGACTCATCAACCCGCTAAACCAAAGAATCGCGTTAAGCTTTCAGAGCTGCTTGACACCGTCCAAAAATACCGCGAGATATCTCAAGACCATATCAAGACATTCAGCCGGTTCATTAAGTATCTGCCGCCTGAAGTAAAATACTGCGACCAGGTAACGCCGGAAATTGCCTTTAAGTATCTGCAAGATAAATATAAGTCCAAGACCGGTAAGTCATGGAATAACAACAAAACCTACCTCAACAGTTTATTCCGCGTTATCCTCATAGATGCCGGACTATCTGAATCGCCATTTGCCAGGGTTCCGCAGATGCGAGACTTCCCAAAACATCAAAGGCCGTTCACCGATGAAGAATGCGTTAAGATAATCAATGCCTGTAAAGAACCCTGGAAGAGCGCATCAATGATTGCCTATCATACTGGAATGCGTCAAAAAGACTGCTTTGGCTTAAAGTGGTCGGATATTAAAGGCGGAATTATAACGATCACGCCGGCCAAGACGAGCCGGTTTGGTAAGTCCGTGCAAATTCCCATTCATCCGCAATTATCTAAATGGCTGGATAAATTACCGCGCAGGGATGAATTAGTCTTAGGCTTTGGTCATATCAAATACCATAAGTGCGGCAGCTTCAACATGTATTTCGGATCTGTGTTGGATACTCTTAAAATAATAAACAATGAATCCGGCATAGTAGGCTTTGGCAGTTTTCGTAATAGCTTCAATACAAGATGCGACAAGGCGCAAATACCTGAGCATGCGACAATGGGAATAACCGGGCATGCAGATAAAAAGCTAAAACGCCTATATTCTCACGACCTGACAGCAGCCATGGCGATAAAGCAACTGCCATCACTACAACTTGATAATGCCAAAAAATGTAATAAAAACACTGCAACCTCTAAAAAAGTATAGCAAACAATATAATTTCAATTATTTTGAGCTTATATAATGGGTTCAAATCCCACCCCCTCCGCCACTTATTACCCTAAAGAAAACCACAAAATACCGCAACATTCTAAAAAAGTGTATAGCAAACTGTATACGCTTATTTTTGTCTTATCTCTATTATCCTGTATATTATCCCCATCAACAGGGAAGTGATAATGACAGCAGGCATAATTATAATCTCAGACGCTTCTAAAGATGATCCTATATTGCTATCATTGTTACTCTTTATTCTTTTTATCTACGTTCTTGAACTGATAACCCATAAGAGAAACAGGCCATGATTACAAGCCATAAGTCAATCAGGCGCGCGCAATCATATAACGCATGTACGCGCTGTATTAAATATTATATCATGCTTTTTATTCATGCTTCATTTATCAGCACTGTGCTCTATATCCGGTTAATTCTGAAAAACTTTTTTCAACGCAAAAGCTGTATGTTAAAATTTTGCCTTTACAAAAAAACTGTATGTGAAAAAAACGCCTTTACAAAAAAGCTGTATTGGGTCCTTCCCGGAACTTTCTCAGGGATGGTTCCTTCGTCGAAATTAAGAGAAAAAGTAAGTTAGTTAGCAAGGTATAGCAATATGACAATCGGACGAGACAGCAAAGCTGGGCTATCCAACCGGATAATGACGGTACAGGACGCCGCCTCTTTGCTTGGTGTTAAATGCGATTCTCTCTATCGTGTTATCAAGCGTTGCCAAAAGTCAAAGCCGGTATTCCACCGGTCCGGGTTATCGTTCGCCATTTGCCAGACAGCCAGACGTATTTTATTGATTCCGCTTGACGCTCCGCCGGTAGACGTTGAAAAAACAGAGAATGCCGCTGCTGCGAAAATATTGGCAATGCTTTTGCCGTGTCTTTGTGACAGATGCAGATCCTCGGTTGAAAAAATAAAGGGAGAATATGAAAGAGGTTAATTTTTCATCATTCTTCAACAGCTCGACAAAGGCCGACCCCGGCAATAATATTTCTTCTTCCTCGACAACTGGCGCAGCGCCTGCCTCTATCCGCGATAGTCAAGGCGCGCTGATGAAAGAAAAGAGAAGGGCAGAGCGAGATATAGGCGATATTCCGGCAGTTGTCAATCCAGAGAGGCGCGCCGCCGCCCTGGCGGATTACAATGTATTCAAGCGAACATATTTCGCCAAGTCTTTCTATCGGGAAGATTGCCCAGCAATGCAAGTATGTAATAAAAAGATTGTCAATGCTATAAATTTCGGGGGCAAGTCTTCTGAAGGTCTACCGCGCGGCCAGGGCAAGACAACTAATCTGCGCGCCGCCGCCATATACGCAATCTTTACCGGCAAGCGTAAATTCGTAGTTCCTACCACTAATATTATCCCGGACTGTAAGCGATTCCTTGACAATATTAAAACAATCCTTGAAACAAATGATTTATTGCTGCAAGATTTTCCAGAAATACTTTATCCGGTTCGCAAACTTGAACGCATAACCCACAGGGCAAAGGGTCAAATATGCCAGGGCCAGCACACGAGGATAGTATGGTCAACCTATATTCAATTCCCATCAATACCGGGATCTGTCGCTTCCGGCGCCGTGATCTGGCCAATCTCAATTATTGCGATCCCGCGCGGCCTGCAAATAGCGCTGCCGAATGGCGATGTTATGCGGCCTGACTTTCTTTTGGTTGACGACCCGCAGAATAACGAAAGCGCAAAATCTAAAGAGCAGACCGATTGCCGGGAAGATGCGATCACCGGTACTTTGCTGGGGCTGGCTGGACCAGATCAGGAAATAGCCGCTGTGATGACATGTACCATTATTCAGGAAAATGATTTAGCGGATAGATTTTTATCGCGCGAAAAACATCCGGAGTGGCAGGGGGAATGCCATGCGATGATTACCGAATGGCCGACTACGGAAGCGATGAAACTATGGGAACAATACCGTAACATTTTATTGGATGAACTGGAAACAAATATCAACATTACATCTTCAGCGGACAAACATCCAGCCGCCAATCAATTCTATACAGACAACCGCGCCGCAATGGATGCCGGCTGTGTCGTGATGGATGAAGCATTAAAGTATATTAATGAGGTATCAGCAATCCAACATGCAATGAACCTGTATTTAATTTCTCCGGACACTTTCCTTTGCGAATATCAGAACGCCCCGGCCCGTCAGAATACTTCATTACATACGCTTACTGTTCGCGGGATAATGGAACGCATCAACGGACTGCCGCGCGGCCAGGCTCCAGAGAATACTATCTTCCAGGCGGCATGTATCGACCTGAATCACTATGCCGCAAGCTGGGCCGTGTCTGCTTTCCGGAATGACTTCACGCCGGCAATATTGGATTACGGTTTTTTCCCGGAAGGCAAGCTGCTGTACGATACTAAAAATTCTGAGATGGACGAAGCTACGGCTTTTATTGCGGGGCTGAATGGCCTCGTTCCAAAAATTGCGGCAGCATTCCCGGATCTTAACGCACTGGGTATTGACGGCAACCGCTTTTCCGATCCAGTCTATAAATGGATTGTCCTGAATAAACACAATTATCCGTTCCAGATATACGCACTGCGCGGCGTTGGCTCAACTCAATACAAGATTCCGGCGACTAAATCAAAATACGCAAAACTCGTCGGCAAGCCGCGCAATCATTGCCATATCCGGGTTGGGCGCGATGCCCAGCGCGAGATCTGGTTTGATTCTCACCACTGGCACTTATTCATGCAACGCATGTGGATTATGGAGCCAGGAGCGGCGCGTTCAATCTCGCTATTCGGGCAACAAGGCAGTAATCACCGGGTATTTGCTGAACAGATTTGCGCTGAACGGCTGTCTGATCTGTACGAAGAAGGCGGGAAAATGAAATATCAATGGCGGACTGACGGCAAAAACGAAATGTCAGACATTACAACTATGCTTTGCGTTCTAGCCAACTGCTCCGGGCTGGAGCCGGACGGCTTGAAAGCTCCGAAAAAAGTGCGTAAAGTGGTAAAATTATCTGATTTACGCAAAGAAAATCACGTTAAAAAGCCTAATCCAAGAGATGAATATTATAGATAAGGGGTAATTTTTATGAAATGGGGAAGTTGTGAAGTTGAATCCTCGGTTGATTACAGCAATACACTAGATAATTACGGCGTGATTGTCGATCGCTGGCCGGTTTCCGGTAAAATTATGATCAATCTTCCGCTGGGAAATGATGATCTGCTGGCGCAATTCAATAAATTTGTCCATGAATTGAATGTTAAAATAAGCGAACAGGAGTGATTATGAGTATCAAAACCGTAAAAATTCCGGAAGTGAAGTGTCCGAATAAGAAATGCAAGGCAAGCATCAGCCAATCCAAGGTGTACAAGACGCGCCTTGACCGGCTGAGTAACCGCAAATTGCAGTATAGAACTTGCGGAACGTGCTGTGAGAACTATATAACTGAAACATCTTTATATTGAGGTTGAATTATGCCAGTATTAAAATTAATGTTGAGTTTTAAGATCAATGAAATTTTGAATCCGGAGTATGTACGCGAAAATATTGAAAAAACAATAAACAAGGAATGTGATGTTGACGGCTCGCTTGTGCGTTTGGTTGATTGTGAAATTGTAAAGAAAGAACCCGCAAAGGACTATTCCCGTCTTTTTGGGGTCTCTAAAATTGACCCAACCAGATTATATATTAGCAATATCGGGCTTGTAAAATACAAAATAAAACAACGCCCAGGAGACTATGCAATAATTTATTTGAAATATGCGGACAGAATAGAATCTCGAACTATCCACGTTAGGGAAGATGGATTAATGATTCCAGGCGACTGCATTGCTTGTAATATTAGAAATATTTGTGCTTAATTGTCCAGTATATGGACATTTCTTTGATTATATTGAACGGAAGATTATTATTATAACGTAGATAAAAATTGAAAATTGCCGGATATAGCCTGTTGCAACGGGCGGGAAACCGGAAAAAGCGCGGTGTTTGGGCCAAACCTCAAATGCCGCGCTTTTTCTTTTATCCGGAAGGGAGTAAATATGCCAGACATGACAGATCCGGAAGTGCAGAAAAGCCTGCCAAAACGCATCGTAATTGACGGCCAGACCGTCGAAACGCGCCCGGTCGATGAAATCCGCAAAACTCAAGCCGATACCGCATTCGCTAAAATAGCCCGCAAGAAGAAAATGCCGTTCAAGTGCTTCAGGGTAAGTTTCCCGGGGAGTGTGATATAATGGCCGCAGTGAAAACTAAAATTGTAAAAGCTGCTTCCGTTCCTGCGGCCCCCCGCTCATCCTTTAAGAAGTCGCACATGGTCAAGGCCCGGTATGATGCAGCGCAAACCACTATCCGCAATTCCCGCCACTGGTCGCAGGTGGACAATCTTTCCGCTAATTCAGCCAATGACTTTCAGACGCGCCGCATTTTGCGCGGACGTTCACGCTATGAATATGCCAACAATACCTATTGCCAGGGCATTGTCAACAGCTTTGCGGAATGGATGGTCGGAACTGGTTCACGGCTGCAAATGCAGACCGATGACGAAGTTTTTAACGACGATATCGAATTTCTCTGGAATGAGTGGAGTGAATCAATCGGACTTCCTGAAAAAATGCTCGTTGCGGAAATAGCCCGTATTCGTGACGGTGAAGATTTCGGCGTGCTGTTCAGCAATCCAAACAGTAAAACCATGCTTTCACTTGATCTAATGGTGTTGGAAGCGGAGCGCGTAACCAGCCTATACGCACAATCCGGAGATCTGTTTGCCGGTTCACTTGCTCCGAATAATATTGACGGAATCATTCTTGACCCTGCCGGCAATCCGGTGACTTATCAAATACTGAAACAGCATCCCGGAGAATTGAATACGCTGGCGCTATTCGGCTCGTTTGAATCACAGGACTATCCGGCGGATTATGTTATCCACTGGTTCAAGCCTGACCGCCCGGAACAAAAACGCGGTATTCCATCAATCACCTCCGCACTGGAATTGTTCTCCATACTCCGCGATTATACTATGGCCACGCTCCGCGCCGCCCAAACCGCTGCCGATATAGCCGGGGTGATCCAAACCCCGGCACTTCCTGACGACGACGAAACGGACGGCGAAACAGAATCAACTGGATACGCTGCTTTTGATACTTTCCCGATTGACCAGGGCATGTTTACCGTAATGCCGGACGGTACTACAATTAACCAGCTTAAACCAGAGCAGCCAACCACCACTTTCCCCGAATTTGAAAAGCGGATGATTAACGGCATGGCGCGCGGCGTGAATATGCCTTATAACATCGCCGCCGGAAGTTCTGAAGGCTATAATTACAGCTCCGGCAGACTTGATCACCAGTCATTCAATAAGACTATTGTTACCACCCGCTCATTATTCGTCAATCGGATGCCTAACCGGATATTCTGGCACTTCTATAATGAACTCATGATGCTGCCCCAGTTCCGGAAATGGCGCAATTATAAAACCCCGCGTGTTTCACTTTACGCGAATCCGGTTCCGCAACATGATTGGATGTTTGACGGAGCCCCCCAGATCGACCCGGCAAAGGCTGCCAACGCCTTCGATACTTTAAGTGGCAATGGCGGACAGACCCTTGCGCGCTGGTATGCTGAACAAGGACTGGACTGGAGGCCGGAAATTAAGCAGTTCATGAAAGAAAAAGACATGATTCAGAAATATTTGACCAATGTTGTTAAACAAGCAAAACCCGATCCAAATAACGAGGACATGCAAAATGGACAAGAATAAAGTTCAAAAAATATCATTTTCCGCGCCGATAAATATTCAGGCGGCAGCGGCCCCGGATGCCAGCGGTACTAAAAAACCGGCGACATTCTCAATCCGCGCTTATAATGGCGACAAGATCAATGTCTCCAACTATTGCTATGCTCCGGTTGTCTTTGACCTGTCCGGCCTGATTGTTGCAACTCAGCAGATTCCAATTCTCGACAGCCATGAAACCGAAAATGACGCGGTACTGGGCCAGACTGACAAGATTGAAATTGTCAACGGCGGGATAGATGAATCCGGCGTGCTTTATTCGCATATCGACGAACAGGCCGCCATGATTGCCGCGAAAGCCGCTGCGGGCTATCAGTGGCAGGCTTCCGTTGGTGTCCGTCCGCTGTCCATCGAAGAAGTTCCAGCCGGTTCAAAAGTAACTGTCAACGGGCGCAGTATAGAAGGCCCGGTTGATATTATCCGCACTGGCGTACTGGTCGAAACTTCCATTGTCGTAATCGGTGCTGATACTACCAGCACCGTTCAGATTGCCGCGAAAGCTGCAAGCAATACCCCTAAACAGTCCATAATCATCCTAATCTAACTAAGGAGACAAGCGATGAACGAAAAACTGAAAAAACTGCTGATCGCCAGAGGCTTGAAAGCCGATGCGACTGATGCAGAAGCCACTGCCTACATGAAGGCCGAAAACATCGAAGTGATCAACGCTTCCGGCGAAACTCCGGAAATCAAAACCATTACCGCCGCATCCGCTCCGGTTGTCAGTCCTGAAGTTGCCGCGCTACGCGCAGAAAGCGTCCGCATTGCCGGAATTAACGCGCTGAATGGCGATCTCACCATTAAGGCCGCCGCGATCACCAACGGCGACAGCGTGGACAAAACTGAACTGGCATTGCTCCGCGCTTCCCGTCCGTCCGCTCCTGGCGTCATGATTGCCAAACCGCAAGACTTGGATTCTGCAATCCTCGTTTGCGCTGCGCTGATGAAAAAAGGTTATCCGATGGCGAAACTGGAAAAACAGTTTGACCAGAAAACGCTCAACGCTGCCGACCGCCGCCGTTCTGTCAGCTTCAAGGGCATGATCGCCGCTTGTTGCGCGCTTGACGGACGCATGGCCCCGGAAATCAACGCCAGTCCTGACGAATGGATCCGCGCGGGCTTCTCCGGCGGTTCGCTCTCCGGGATTCTGTCCAATCTGGCCAACAAAGTGTTGGAACTGCCGTTTGAGTCCAATGCTGACGCTGCTGCCGTCTTTCAGGTCTGCAAAGAAATTCCGCTGAATGATTTGAAGCAGCACAGCATGTATCGTCTGCTTACCGGCTCCAAGCTTCCGGAAGTTCCCGGAGGCGGCCCGTTGGAATATGACTACCTGCAGGAATCCAGCCGGACGATTCAGGCGAAAACTCACGGAAAACTCATCGGCATTACCCGCGATATGATCATCAATGATGATCTGCTCGCGTTCATGAGCCTGCCGGAAAAGATTTCCCGCGACGGCTTTGAACAGTTCGCCGATGATTTCGTGAACATGCTTGAAGTGCTGGCAGTTGCCGGCGGTGCTGCCGCGTTCTTTGGTTCTACCAATAAGAACGTTGATACTTCCAGCAAGATTCCAAACGGAACCGGATACGCAGTGATGAAGAAACTGTTTGCCGCCATGCTCGATGACGCTGGAAAGCGTATCGGCGTTCGCCCGGCAATGGTGATCACTCCGACCGCGTTGACCGCCGAAGCGGAAAGCGCTTACGCTTCATTGAATCTGCTAGCGACCGCGTTCAATAAAGACGCGACCGCTTCACAGGTTACAGGCGATGCGAACATCAACCGCGGCAAATACAAGCCGATTGAAATTTCCAGACTGTCCAGCGATTCCGTCTGGTATCCGATCGCCGATCCCAACATCGTCCCCGCGTTCGCAGTCGGCTTCCTGAATGGTCGCCGTACTCCGACCGTTGAAGAAGTCGCCGTTGCGCCGGAATACCTGGGCCGCGCTTTCCGCGTGATCTGGGATTATGCGTTTGCCCTTGATAACTATCAGGGCGCGCTCCGGATGAGCTGATCAAGTATTGCAGATGCCGGGCGGTAATGCCCGGCGCGCAATTTAACCACATCATTTAAAAATAAGGATTTAAAAAATGATTTGTAACATGAAACAGGAATTTGTGAGAGTTCAGCACACTCCGTCCGGCAATGTCGCCGCGGGGGCCGTTGTCCTTGTCGGAAATTATGTGACGTTTGCCCCGCAGGCAATCGCCGCCAATACTCTGGGCTCCGTCGTTGTCAGCGGCAAAGCTGAAGTTGCCAAATTCGGCGCAGTCTCCGCCGCTGCATGGACTCCCGGACAGAAAATCTATTACGATGAATCTGAAGAAGAATTCACTCACGTTGCCACCGGCAATATCTTTGCCGGCATTGTCCCCCCGGACGGCGCGGCTCTGACTGCCGATACTACCGGATTGCTGCTGATTAACGTGCTGTCGCTGAATGACCCGGGCGAAGCCGCCGCGTTGGTAAACCAGACTCAGGACGAGCTGACGCTGACCGGCATGACCGGAACCGCGAATACTGCTCCGGCAGCGGAAACCAATATTGACACGCTGACCGGAACTCTTACCGGCGTGCTTAATAACACGCTGGCGGATGTTGCCGCAGCAGCCGGAGCTTGTGCGGGCGCAGCAACCCCGAGCGCGACTGACGTTGATACCGCGATTGCCACCGCCGCCGCTGGGCTTGCCACTGGCGCGAACAAAAACTTCAAGGAAATCCAGGCGGAACTCACCACGCAGAAAGCCTTGAATACCGTGCTGATAAACGATATGAAGACAATGGCAACGCAGCTCAACAAAATAAAAGTTGACTACGCCGCGCTCTTGACTTCAATGAAAAATGCTGGCAGCATGGCCAGCGCGTAAAAAAACACCCGCCGCCGGTTTTATTTCTTTTCCGGCGGAGTTGCTGAGTCCGGAGCGGCGTTTTTCGCCGCTCGCCGCTCCGGACAATTTATTTTAGAGGAAACAATGAATTTTTTTGGACAATCTTCTCAAATTCTCGCGGACATGCTTGACGCTTATGCTGCCGACGAAATGACCTATACGCGCGGCGGACAATCAGAGCCCGTCTTGATGAGTATGGGAATGTCCGAAAATAACGTCGAACTGCGTAACGGAATAGGTATTGACAAGCAGCTTCAGGTGTTTATCGTCACCGCCGCCAATCTACCGGAGTTTGTCTCTGGCGAACCGCTGGCCGATGATGTTATATCATACCAGGGCATTGATTATACCGTGATTCCATATGCCGGAACGAAAGTTTTCCATAATTGCGATCCTGCCGGAATCCGGATCAGGATTTTTACCCGTAAAGGTTGAATATGAATTTTGAAGCCGCAATATCCGCTAAAATAATTGATGCAATCAAAGAGATTGCCAGCATTGCCGCGTCCGGAGCCGCAGTTGCAGTTCTGGAATTTGCTGATTTTCAGGATGATTACAATCGCGCCGCCGTAGTGGTTAATGTTGAACCGCGCGTAAATATCTGCGGACCGTTATACCGCGTACAGGTTACGCTGATTTCTAATACTGTCAGCGCGAAAGACAAGAACCGGGCACAGTTAATTGCTTTGGATGCCGCCCTTGCTGATTATATTGAAGATGTCAAGGCCGCGCCTGACGCGCTGTCCGGAGAATCTGATTATACCGTGGACGGTGCCGCCAATACTGACCCGTCACCCATGCCGGAGCTGCTGGACATATCGCGCGCCCGGATCCGTTCATTCAACTTATTTGTCTCATATTCACATACCCCGCCATCATCAACCCCTTAATAGGAGAATAACAATATGGCAAGTTTAGGAACATTCGGAGTATCGCAGGGAGCCGGAAGCGAAAACTTCCAATCCCGCGATACCACCCAGACCGTTGAGAATGATATTCTCAAAGATTCAGCCGGACGTAAACTCGAAGTCACGACTTTTGGACAGGAAAAGAAAGTATCCGAAAAATTCTATGCCGGCGCAACCCTGCCGGATCTGTCGGACGCTGTGGAAGGACAGAACGGCGTTGATGTTGTCATATCCGAGGCTATTAATGAAGTGGCCAGCGGATACGCGACCGTCAGCAAAGAACGCCTGATCGTACCCGGCCCCGCCGGAGCATAAAAGGAATTTGACAAAGTGTTAAGAACATCGGATATTCCCGTCTGGCTGATACCTCAAGAGCCGGTCAATTACGCGCTGGAACTAAAAACCGCGTTATCAATACCGCTGCAAATCGGCGGCGCGGAAATAATGCCCGTTACTATGGGTACGCTGGCGCTCATTGAAACCGCCTACTTGAAGTGCTTTCAAACTGGAATATCCGATAATTTACACGAATTTCAAAAACTCTGTTTTATCCTATCGCAGCGCGAAAACGCTTCCCGCCTGGTATTTGCCTGGCGCGAATGGATGGAATCGCCTGGCGGAGTACAATTTGATCTTGATATTCCCGCTTCATGGCATGACCTTGACCGCGCTGCGATAAAGTTCGCAGCAGTCAATAAACTGAATGAAGCTTTCGGCATGGCCCCGGAAGTCTTACAGCACGTTTACATTGCGTTCAACGGCTTCCGTATGATGCCGAAAAGCAATGGCAAGCCCGGCGAATGGCTCTTTGAACTGCCGAATGTCGCTGGATATGTACTGGCCGTCTGCAAAGCCGCGAACGTTGACGCATTCAACGCGCTCTGGCGGATTCCTGTTTCCCTCGGTTCCCATCTCTGTGCAAAGCTGGCGCAATCGAATAATAATGATGTCATGCGTCCGCCCGATATTGAATTCCTGAAAGAGTTCACCCGCCGGACGGTTGAAAGAGAAATAGCCGGTGAACTGCATCCCTGGCAGTATCTCGACCCGGAATGCGAACTTTCCGAATACCAGCGTACTAAATTCCCGGAACTGGTTAAGCAAATAATGCAAATGCGTATTGATTTTGACGCTATGAAGCCGGATGAAAAAACCGCGCATAAAACCCTGTGGCGCGAAAAAATCAAAGCAGAAAATCAGACCATCCGGGGTATTCTGGAGGAACGCAAGAAATGATTGAAATGAATGTAAAAGTAAATCAATACGACGCAGCAAGGCTTAAAGGATTGCTGACATTTATTGCTGAGCATACCCGGCGCAATCTCCCGTCTCTGATAAAACAGGCATGTCTTACTGCGATTAATTCCGCCGCGATTGCTACAAAGCCGGGAAGCGATAGCAAGGTCTCAACCCTGCCGCGTAAATTCAAGTTGCGCCCGATAGTTAAAATGCAATCGCTTCACGCTCACGGCCAATATTTCTATAAACTGTCAAACGGTAGAATTATTTCCAGTGATCAGAATTGGAGTAATAAGCTGGTTAAGAAGTATAACATTATGCGCATTGTCCGCGCATTCAAGGCGTGGAGTAAAAAACTCAAACGCTGGACATATCTGCCATACGAAGGCACAAAAAACACTTTTGATGCTGATGCAAAGGGCGGAAAAATACCGGGATATGGAGCGGCAAAAGCTGGATGGCTTAAAGCTTATAATTTTTTCGGTAAGCCAGACAATTCAGGAGACGTTAAAGCGCGCCGTCCGGTTTCGCGGGTAACTGCTCAATTAAGCGGCTCAAATCCTTTTGCGGTTATTGAAAACCTGGTTGAATACGTCTCAATAACCTCCCCCGATTCCGCGCAAAAAGGGGTGAACGCCGCCGGTCATAAGATTGAAAAGTCCGTCCTTCCAAAACTATCAGGGGAGATCCAGGCCAAATGGCGAAATTAAATATAGAGATAGGGGCAAATGCCTCAAAGGCTGAAAGCGTAGCCGGTAAGCTAAAATCTACTTTCAGCGGACTTGCTTCCGGCATTGGCGGAATATGGGGCAAGATTGCCGGGGCCGTCTCCGTCGGGCTGGTGTTGGGTAAAGCCAAAGAAACCGCCGCCGCGATGGATGACCTGAAAGATAGAGCCGATAATCTGGCGATGCCAACTGAAGAACTTCAACGCTGGGAATATGCCGCGAATGATGCCGGGCTCGGTTCTCAAAAGTTTGGCAATGCCATCAGTAAGCTGAATACCCTGATTCAAGATGCCGGAAACGGCAGCGATGAAGCCGTCGGCAAGCTTACCGCCTTGCGGCTCGACCCTGAACAGTTAAAAGGAAAATCATTCAGCGATCAACTGGGAATGGTCTTCGATGCTATCAGTCGAATTGATGACAAACAAAAAGCTTTAGGCATGGCCAGTCAGATTTTCGGCGAAAAAATGGGTAAATCAGTTTTAGGATTGGCCGCTAACTGGCGCACTTTAAAAGCCGAAATTCCCTCTGAAAAGATATTCAAGGATGAAGATATCGCCGCCGGGGAAGCATTTACGAAACAAATGGCACAACTTGACATTACCATTCAAAAACTTATTACCGGATCTGGATTGCTCCAGTGGCTGACGAAGATTGGCGCGGCGATGGATGCGATATATTCAGCCACCCCAAAAAATTATAACACTGACAATGCATCTGTTCTTGATTCACAGTTTCAAACCAAGTCTCCGGTTAAGAATATTGGAAGTTCTGTTAATTATATGCAGCTTGCGGAAGATGGACTCCGCAAAGAACACGAAAAAGAATTTAATGAATCGCTCAAAGGCAAGAATTTTTTTCAGCGGTTAATGACTCCGAAATTTAATCCGGGATTTAGTAAAGTTGCCAAAGAAAAATATCTTGATGAAAAAGTTCCAAACTGGCGCAATAAAGAAACTGATATCGCAACCAAAGAAGCTGCCAATAAAAAAAACAAAGCAGATGCCGCTGCCGCGCAGATTGCCAAAGATGCCGCCGCCGCCGATAAAGCCCGCGCCGAATGGGCCGATAAATCCTATACCGACGAAATTAAAAAGATTCAGGAAAAAACCGCTGCCGAAGAGTTGCTGACCGATAAAAAGAAAGCACAGGCAGAAGCAATGAAGATTATTAACGATCTCGAAGAAAAGCGCAAGGCTAAAGGCGTTGGACCATTATCCGCTGAACAGAAAACAAATATTACAAACGAAGTCCAGAAATCCATGACCGCCGCCGATGATTCCGCCATTACTAAACAGGTTGAATCGATGAAAGAGGCCGTCGCCATCCAGGAACTGTTGAATCAGGGCAAGGAACGCGAGGCCTTCATACAACAGAAAATCAATGAAGCGGAAAAATCTTCCAGCAATGGAAAACTCAGCGATGCCAACAGTACCGCGATAAAGACTGCTGCCGGACTGGAATTTGACACTAAACAGGCCATGCCGCGCGATATTCAGCCGCAGGCAATCAATTACGTTACCGATTCCGCATTGCGTATCGGCGGGTTTCACGGCGGACAAGCCCAATACGGCGGCGCGGTTGATATTCAACGCCAGCAACTCGATCAGACCCGCAGCCTGGTTAGCGTCGCCAAAGAAATTAAGTCTGCCATGCCGCCGCCGTCAGTAAATACTAATACCGATGATAGTCTTGGAATAGGATATAAATAATATGTTACCTGAATATTTCATTGAACAAGCCGAAAGTCCGGTTATCGGAATTAACAGTTTCCGGCGCGTTTATGCCGTGTCCAAATCCTATGGCGCGGACGCAATCAAGGCGGCGGCGGCGGCTGAACAGACTGACACATCCCGCAGTGGCTATCATGACCCCTCGCAGTTGCAAATATCACCCAAAAGCCCCGCATATTATCAAGTGTCTATGATGTTTTATGACGACATTGCAAAACTTGATATTCAGAACGTTAAAAAGCCGGGCGATAAAGTTTATAGTTTAGAAATAAACTACATCGAAAAACCGCTGGAAACACACGAAAATTATCGAGTGAAATGGAACTATGATCTGTATGGGTATATTCCAAAAGGCGGAGAACTGCCCGCAGCCCCATCATGGTGGGTTGACGCGGCAATTATTGACCCGTCCGCAACTGATTACGGTACTAAATACTTATGGGATAAATCACTTCCGGCAGCGGACGATAAAGGCAAATGGAAAATACTTGCTACTCGCACAATGCCAGGACAAGAGGCTTATTTATACCCGCAGCCGATGGTTATTGAACGCCTATACTATTCAACCAGACAAAAAGCAATCGACTCACTGCGTAAGGCTGGAATGCTTAAAGCCCCTCCCACAACAGAATGCTTTGGCTATGAAACTGCCAATAAATATTGGCTTTGCATGCCCCAGGGGCTGGAAAAGGACGCGACAAACTGGATAGGCGTGAATAAATATCTGTACATGGACAGGGGCTATAATGTACGTTTTTATAAAGATTATGATACTGGCGCATACGGAACCGAGGAATAAGGATAAAACACTATGCCAATGCCTGAAAAACCTTCCAGCGGACAGCGTAAATTCGACAAAGACTGGTTTGTCAATCTATGGGAAGCCGTGCAGACCTGTATGTTGACCGGAGACGGCAAAACCACACGCGTCCAACGCTGCTGGGGAAGCGGTACAACCATTCAGTCTATCCAGCAGCCGTCTAGTAATCGCGGTGGCGGCGCGGCGGCGGTGGAATATGAAGGGTATTTTACGGTAATAGATGTTTCTGACGATGACGGACAGAAAATAAAAATAGTCGATGGATTCAGTGATGATTTAACCGCCGAAACCAGCGCGGGAATTGCTGTAATTAACAATACTCAATTTCAGGTAGATGCTGCAACTCTGACTATTGGCGGCAATGCGTATGTTTATCTGGAATCAGTCTACGATGATGTGCTGCTTGAACCCGGAGAACCTGAAATAGTGCAATATTCCTCTATTCAGGCTCAGGAAGACGGGGTTGCGCGGGTTTTAATATCACGCGTCAAGTGGAATAATGATTCTTCAACCATTCAAAAATATTCTCAAGAATCTCACGGCATGATTCAGGGATTCTGTTGGGGGAGTTGCGATGAGTAGTAAAAAAATATGGTTAACGAATAATAAAGCAATTATGCAAGATCATAAGATCATTGAATGCGCCGGTTGTCCATGTGCATTTGATATTGACTTGGTTATCAATAGTAGCATGAGAAGAGCATTCCAATCAGAAATAGTTCACCCGAACAGTTCAAAATACGGCTATTCAGATGCCGATAATGACGGTAATTATTATTTAGAATATACAGATACAATAGGCATAGGAGGCTGGCCGGGCGACCCTCAATATGTAGTACCCGCTGGCAATAATATATATACATCTCTGGCGCAATGGGGAAAAATAGAGCCTATTCTGCAATATGGATATTTTATTGACAATGGAGTTGTGTCAGGGAATTATTTTGAACGAGTTTCCATGGCTGTTAATAGCGCATATTTTAGGAACATAAACACTTTTGTCCTTAACGTTAAAATCACCGTTTCTGGCTATAATCAATATAAATACCGGTCAAGAAGATCGGTAATAGACCCAGACCCGCAGCCCATAAATCCGCCGATAGATCGTATAACCCCGTTTGATGATGTTGTTTATACAGCCACCTTGGAGCCAAACGACACTTTCGCTATTCCGGCCGTTTTAGGCGTCGGCAATGCTCCAAGCCCCGGCGTCGTTGCGTCACCTCCAGGATTAATGGAGATGGAAACAAATTATAACATCTACGAAATCAAGGTCGAGAGGATGTAAATGTTAATATTTAAAAACAACAAAAATGCGATCATTAAAATAGATTGTAAGTCTAATAATAAATGCCGGTACGGAAATTATACCCGGCAACCGTTCACGGGCTGTAAAACCTGCGGAGGAATGATTGTTGAATGCTCACATGAAAAAGTTTGGCCGAAACAGAGAAATTCAAAAACATGCAATTCAACTTGTAAGGAGTTTAAAATATGAAAGTAACAGTAAATACCCAAACCCGGAAAATATGTAATCCGGACGCGCCTGAACGTGAAATACTCAATAGCTCGCTGCCACATATCAAATACGGCGATTATGGAGTATTGGAACTTGATTTGATTAATGCCGATGACTCAGTATTTCCGGTGCTTGAAACCGATACCCTGGAACTGATCGCGGATAAAGATTATGTTCACAGCACCGCCACCGGCGCGCTTAATGCCGCGCTCACCGGCACAATTACTGCCGTTGCCGTCAAAACTATTTCCATAGCCCCGCCATTGACCGGATACATTGTGCTGGAGAAAGTCTCAGACGGTACGCGCGAACGGTTTAAATATACCGCCAGAACGCTTAATTCCGGCATTTATACGTTTACCGTCAGCCATACTCTTACTGACAGCTTCAGCGAAAATGATATTGTCTATATTGAAGATCCGCTGATGCTTTATTCAGGCAGCGAACAGTTCAATATTTCCGGCGACCGCGCTGATTTATCATTAGCCAACGGCAGACTGTCCGTCCGCTATGACGCCGGCAATCCAGGCTTTGAACAAAAATGCCTGGTTGAAAATACAGCCATGAAAATTGAGCTTATCCGCTATCGCGTTGGTGAAACGCGCGGTGAAACATTGC